ATTTAAAATTATAAAGCGCTTTCATCGTCCCAACTAATTCATTTACTGTATTTTTTAACTCCTTGATATCATGTTTCAATTCAGTAATTTCGGATTCCATTGGTTGTGGATCTTCTATTGGTTGTGGATCTTCTATTGGTTGTGGGTCTTCTATTGGTTGTGGGTCTTCTATTGGTTGTGGGTCTATTAATTGTCTAATACATTCACTATTTAATTTTGTCATGATGCTTATTTTTTCTATGGAAACGTTTTTTAAATACATTTCGTAAGCAATTTTTTGACGACGTGCATTAATTTCTCCTATCATTCTGTTATGGTACTTCGCAATCATTTCAATATCCATATTTTCATTTAATTCTTCTAAAAGAATTGTTTCTTCTTTGACTGTCCAGTTTCGTCCCATATCAAAAGGATATTCTTTTTCTGGATTTTGTATTTTCACCACATTCTCAAAAGTGTTCATAATCAATTAAAAATAATATTAAACTATTTTTAATATTTTTAATTACACGTTATTGAAAGACAATTTAAAAAATTATTTGTCTAAAGTTTGTCCAGTGGAATTACTTTTATAATATTTACCAATTTCCCCACATTTATAGATGCGAGAAAGATCGGCAAAATCGTATTTAATCTCCCCAGTAATTATATTTTTTTCTCCAAAAAAAGAACATTTGGAAAATGTAATACTTTTATCTGGAATAAAATAAATACAATCTTTACATATTGGATAGTTGATATTTTTTATTTGCGGAAATAATAGGAAGAGACTAAGCTTCATTAAAGTATAATATATAAAAGGTTTATATTGATAAAGGGTGGAATTATTTAAATCCAACTAAATTCAAATAGTTTTGTAAAAAAGTAGGCATATTACATATTTGATTTTTTTTATATAATCTTCCTTCATTTAATCCACAATTTTTAAAATGATTAAATGCATCATTATCAGAAAAATTTAATAAATCCGCATTTATAGTTTTATAATCTTTAACATTAAAATCCGATGGAATATTTTTATCAATATAAAAATTAGATGTAATTTTTTTAATTTTAACAACTGGATAATTTTTATTATATAAATAATCTTCTAAATATTCATTATCAAAATGAATATTTCCATTGTAATCCATTTTGAATAATACTTTAACACTTTTAAAAATGAGAGAACTATTTATTTCAAAAACATTAATAACTGAAAAAAAATCGGTTATTTTGGATTTATTATCATTGTAATATTTCATAATTTTTTTCAATCCATTATGATTATAAATTCTTAAAAAATCTGGATAATGATATTTTGTTTGATATGAATCTACCAAAGCAGTTAACTCTGTTGTTGGTTCTATCAATAAAGCAAGTTCTGTTAAAGGCTTTGTTATTACAAAGCTATCGTTTGTTAACATAATATTATCATACTTACTAGAATTTATTTTACTTAATCCATAAACCCATTTACCATGTGAAATAAATTTATCATTTTGTTTATATAAAAAATAAATATTGTATACTTGAATAGGAAAAAATCTTCCTTCGGATTTACCATATTCAATCCAATGTTTTTTTAATTCTTCGTTATTTAAATGAGATAAGTCAGCATATTTTTTTTTATAAAGATAACATAATTCATCAGTTAATTCATCATTAAATATAATATTCTTAGGATATTCATTTTTCATTTTTTCTTCTATATTTAAACTTATGAATTCGGACGAATTTACAATAACAATTGTATGTGATAAATCCATAAAATATTTAATATTGTGTACCAATGCATTTATTTTTATTTTACTAGAAGTATGACAACTTATAATTACCAATAAGTTCATTCTTTAGTAAAATATTTATTTAATAATTAATTTACGCTTTTTGGGTTCCAACGAGTCCAACTCTCTTAACCACAATTCTTCAATGGTCGTATTGACAATTTTATCAAGTTCCTCACGTTTGTTTCGCAATTCTTTATTGATCCTTTCTACGTTTTCAACAGTGACACTATCCATAAACATTCGTGTTAAATATTTGTAATCCGATGTCTCGCCCAATTTTGAATACCCCTTTTTCTCCAACATTTCTTCAATCTCGCGCCCATTTTTTCCAATTAGTTTGATGGTTTCATTCAATATTTCATTAATATAATTGACCCGATTTTCCAAAAATAATAACTGGGCAGATAATTGTTCAATCATATGATGCTTTCTTTTTTCGTAGGTTCTGTATCGGACACCAAAATAATCGTCAATAATATCTTTTACCGAGGCATATTTTATCAGTCTGCCTTCTTCATTGAACAAGTGCATGTTTGTCATTGATTGTGTGGTAGACAATTTGAATATTTTTTCAAGAGTATTCGAGGCTATCAGTTCTGCTAATTTTCCTTTGTGCAAGGTGATAACAAAATGAACTGAAATATCGTTGCATAAATCATCATAATCCTTTACAATTGGATTCACTTTTACCCCGTCCTTGTCTGTTTCTGTTAAAGATTCAAGATGTTCTTTATAATCGTCTGTCCATACACCGACTGGTAATTCCGTAATTTCTAGTTTATCTTCTCCTACACTATACACTCCCTTGATTAAAAACCGATGCCCATGTGGTTCAATCGTTCCTTTAAATCCTTTGTAATAAGGAATAAATTCGGGTGTCGTTTCTTTATGGTTGAGTTTGTCTTTAATGTATTCGATGATCTGTGTGGGATTGAAACAAGGAATTTCCGTGCTATAACCAGTACCAATGCCTTTTGTCCCATTTACGAGAATCATAGGAATGATAGGAACGTAAAATTGTGGTTCTATGGGAACGCCATCATCCTCTAAATAATCCAAAACATTATCATCCTCTTTTGGAAATAAAAGACGAGTCATTGGGTTCAAAACGGTGAAAATATATCTTGGAGAGGCAGAATCCTTGCCTCCTTTCATTCTCGTGCCAAATTGGCCTTTGGGTGTCAAAAGATTAATATTGTTTGAACCGACAAAATCTTGCGCCATTCCAACAATCGTCTGATTTAGACTCATTTCTCCGTGATGATAACACGAATGTTCTGAAATATACCCAGAAATTTGCGAAACCTTGCATTCTACCACCAAGTTTCTTTTGAACGTACCATAAAGAACTTTTCGTTGACTTTCTTTGAGGCCATCCACTATGCTCGGAATGCTTCTGTCATTGTCGGCATTGGAAAAATGTTTGAATTCTCTATGAATAAACTCAGTATACGTAACTGTTTCTTTCTCGGTATCCAGACAACTGGTTCTGTCATAATCGGCCAGCCACTCCTTTCTATTTTCTGTGCGTTTTTTGTTAAAAATCATATCGATCGTCTCATCACATGCTTCTGAATGTTCGAATTTCACGATTTTTCGATCCTTGAGATATTTTGCAAATTCTTTGCGATCACTTGTACCCAACCCTTTGTACCACTTTGTATGCCATCCATTCATAATATTTGCCTCTTTCCATATTCGAAACTCGTTTGTATTATAGAACGAAACAACTGATTGTCCTTTTGTACACTTGATAATAGGTGTATTCATGAAATTGATAAAATGCGGGATCTGTGTTAATGATGGCCAAAGCGCGTGGATCATGTTGATACACAACCCTTTGATATGTGATCCATCTGAATCTTGATCACACAAAATCCAAATTTTCCCATAGCGTAAATATTTATGAACATCTTCCAACGTATACGTTTTGCCAGTTTCTAATCCTATGATACGTTTGAACTCTGCAATCTCTTTATTTTCCATAACTTTCTTGATAGGTTCGCCGCGTACATTCATGACCTTTCCTTTTAACGGATAAACCCCAATCGTATTCTTATCTTCAACCGTTAACCCAGACAAAATACTCGATTTGGCCGAATCTCCTTCACAAACAATAATAATACATTGTCGTGATTTGGGCGTTCCAGCAAAATTCGCATCGGTTAACTTGGCAATTCCGCGGACAATTTTTGTTTTTGAACCATCCGTTTTTTTTATCGTTTTTGCCTCTTTTGCACTCGCTATTGTACACGCCATTTCCATAATTCCCAAGTTTGCAACCTTTTCAATAAATTTTGGCGACAACTCACACGTCGAACCAAAATGTTGTACCGACGTCTCCAAATAGTCTTTTGTTTGACTATCAAATGTTGGATTCACAATATTACAACGCAGAAACAAAAACAGTTGATCTTTGATGCTCGCTAAACTAACACGCATTTTTTTCTTTTTTTCAATATATTCGCAAACCTTTTTTGTAATCTGGTTAACAATATAGTCTACATGCTTGCCACCTTTATTCGTGCAAATACCATTTACAAATGATACTTGTGTAAACTCTGTTTGCGAAAGACTAATCGCATATTCCCAGTGTTCCGATTGTTCATGAACATATGTTTCTTTGCCAATATACAATTCAACATATTGTTTAAAGGAATTTATAGGAATAATCTCATTGTTCCATTTTATTTTTACACTTTTTTCAGTAATGCCAGCAATGTCGTAGACTCTTTTTTGAAAAAGCTTCAAAATATCACTCGTAATGCCATCCAAACCAAATCTTTTATAATCTGGTTTAAAGGATATTTTCGTGTAGGGAGTGGATTTTGAAGATGTGATTTTAGGTGGATGAATGGTGTCCAAATTATTTTCAAATGTTTGAATATATTTTTTTCCACGTATATGATCTACCGTTTCAATCGAACAAATGGTAGACCAGATAAAGGCCAGTTTTGCCCCGTATCCATTTTTTCCACCAATGATCGATTTTGTGTTTTTTGCATAATTTGTAGAACTACGCAAGTTTGCAAATATCATTTCGGGTATCCATATTCCGTATGTAGGATGAATTTCAACATCGATACCATTCCCATTATTTGTCATTGATATAGTGCCATCTGGATCAACCTTTACTGAAATCTCGGTAACCTTTTTTGAATTTTCCACACCTTTCATTCTTTCAATGTGATCGCGACAATTCACAAGAATTTCATCAAAAATCTTGTACAATCCCGGAATGTAATCAATAGGAATCTTTCTTATTACAGATTCGAAAATCCACATTTCTGCGTTTGTCAATTGAACGCTTCCCATATACGTGTCGGGTTTTTTGAGAATGTGTTCTTTGTCTGTCATTTGTTGATAGATTTCTTCTAAAGACGTCATTTTTATAGGTAATTTATATGAAAATTTTAAATCAATTTAATATAATGAGTTTGCATGATATAAAATTAAAAGTTATAGAAGAAAGATTACGATGGTTAGAATTTAATTGTAAAAAGAATTTTGAAGGATTTAATTTAAGATTAGGTATAGGATGTTTTAAAAACAAAGCAAATTATTTGGGTTCTGGATTTGTAAAACCAAATTATTCTTCTCTTTTAAGAAAAATAAATACAATAAAATATGGTAAAAGTAAATTTAGATTTGCATCAATTAAATTAAATGAATATGGTAAAATAGAGGGCGCCCCCGGAGGTTATGGAAGTTCTATTAAAAATCAATTTTGATAAAAATATTTTCTAACTTTAACATATGAAACCTATAGGATCAAGGGCCGAAGTGTATCATAATAACGCGGAGAAAACTCCGGGCGGATTGCGTAAAAAAGATCTATATAAGAATAAACGTGGCAGAATTGTATCGCTAAAAAAAAGTAAAACGGCAAAGGCATGGAATCCATTAAAAATGCTTGGGTTGTTAAGTGGTGTTGGAGATCCATTTGGTGCAAAGACATTTCATAAAGGATCTATTAGTAAAACAAGAAAGGGGAAAAATGGTCAACTCGTAGAAGATTTTATGACCCATACCGGAACAAAAATAAAAAGAAATGGTAAAAAGTACAAGGCTTATTTTTCACGCAAGGGTTCCGTGCGTAAAACAAACAAATGGAAATTAGGTCGCGATTATTCACAAAGTGGAGGAATATCTGGTTTAAATCAACCTCTAGGTTCTTCTGGTTACCCCGGAACAATCCCAGATTTTTCAAATGGAACCGATGACGCTTTTACAAGCAATCCCCAAATTAGAGCGTTAGGAGCAAGTGGTGGACGCAGTAGAAGTCGCAGTAGAAGTCGCAGTCAGAGTGGGGGCATTTCAGACCTTGCAATGACATCTTTAGACAGTGCATATCCTTCACAAATAAGTAATAATTTTCAACCAAATACACCTTTATCACGTTCATTGACAGCCGCAGCATAAATTATAAATTGTCACTGTTTACATTAAAAGATTGACAATTATTTTCTTTATTATTATTATGTCTTCAAGGAGTAAGGAAATACGTTTATTTCGAGAGAAACATGCCGCCAAAAAAATTCAAAAAAGTTTCGTACTCAAAAAAAGATAAATTTGTTCCGAGAGAAACATGCCATTAAAAAAATTCAAAAAAGGTTTCGTAGTCGAAAAAGGGAACGAGATATGGATCTTTTTATGCAGAATAACAGAAAACCTTTATTAGAATATGGTAATGTTGCGAGAGATGCAATGGCATCTAGAAGCGCAATGAATGCATCGAATTCTGTAATTCCGCTATTTTTTGCTAATGTTCTTAATAAAAACAAGCAGTGGGGAAGACAAATTGCGTCACATTTAGATAGCGTGCCTTTAAACGAAGCAAAAATAAAATTAATGGAAATTGCTCAATCTGAAGAATTTAAATATGTCAATGGTATTGTAGAATTTAATAATGAAGAAACGACTCGATCAATACCACCATGGAATTTTGGAGAACTCATAAATGTGGATAAGGAGGATCACAATGATATGGAAGGTGTCATGCGATATGAATTTATATTTGAACATGTAAAAATATTTGTAAATGTCGACTACGATACCGAATTGCAATTAAGATTGAATGAAGTATACGAAATATTAGAGAAATTAGTACCCGAAACACTTTTTATGAGAAGATAAAGAATAATGTAAAATAATTTAAATAAAATAAACAAATTTATTAATGGCCGATAATGTTTTAACAGTACAAACTGTACAAATTTCTCCATTCCGAACATTGATGGCGGCATTAAAGGATGTTTTAGTAGAAACAAACATTACATTTCAAGCAGACGGAATTAAAATCATTAATATGGATAAATCTCATACTATTCTAGCCCATTTGAAATTAGATGCAAAAAATTTTGAAGTGTATGAATGCAAAAAGGAAAAGATTATTATAGGAGTAAACATGTTTCATTTGTTCAAACTAATAAACTCCATTGATAATGATGACATTTTAACAATGTATATAGAAAATAGTGATTATGTAGACGGAGTTGTTTCACATTTATCTTTAAAATTTGAAAATGGCGACATTCGTCAATGCAAAACACAAAAGTTGCGACTCATCGAACCAGACATGGAGGAATTGTCTTACCCCGAAGTAAACTTTTCTTCTGTGATCAATCTACCGTCTTATGATTTTCAAAAAATTATTCGTGATCTATCTTGTATTTCGGATAAATTAGAAATAAAATCGGTTGGAAATGAATTAATTTTTAAATGCCAAGGTGCGTTCGCATCGGCCGAAATTCATCGCGTTGAAACAGACGGAAGCATGGAATTTATTTTAAAACAAGACGAAAGTAAAATTATTCAAGGAGAATTTTCATTGAAGAATTTAGGCTATTTTATTAAGTGTACAAATTTGTGTCAGCAGATTGAAATATATTTGGCAAACGACTTACCTTTAGTGGTTAAATATAATGTTGCAAGTTTGGGGGCAATTTATTTAGGCCTAGCGCCTTTACCATCTAGTTAAATTTCATGCTATTTTTTTAGTATGAAATATAATATTTTCCTTTGTTATGACAAAGACACGGTATTTTTTTAATTATAAAAGCGTGAATGTACATTTACCTAATCTAATTACAGAGACTGATTTTAATGCAACGACTAGTATGCAATCAGAGGTGGGAACTAAAATATATTCCGATGGTACAAGTAATCGTCCAAACCCTCCAGATGCAAATATTGCAGCGCTAGAAAGTGCGGAGATGCCACTATTAACACAAGAAACAGTTTCGTTTACGGTTCCTGCATCAAAAATGGTTATAGTAGAGCAGTTTGGTATAGCCAAATCATCATTAAATTCTGTATTAACTGGTGGAACTACTATTCCAGACGGAGCATCATGGACTTGGACGGTGTTTAAAAAGTCAGATACACCATCTGATGATCTTAAAATTTCATTAAAATTGTGGTTATTGGGCGTTTCTTCTAACGGTTTAACAAATTTAATTAATACTGGTAGTCAATCAACCCTAATTGCTGGCTCTTCAAATATAACAAATACTGATTTAGATATGAGGTATATGGGAGACTTAAACATTTCACAGTATCATACAATACTTTTTGTAATAACTGCACAAAATATAGACAGTGTAGATCATACTGCAAACATTTATTTTAATGGTAACACTTATTCAAAAATTACATACAATTCACCACTAACTATAAACGACACTCTCTCTACTGGTGTTACTGGTGTTACTGGGGCTACTGGCGCTACTGGCGCTACTGGCGCTACTGGTGTTCAAGGCTTAATGGGTGATACTGGTGTCCAAGGCTTAATGGGTGATACTGGTGTCCAAGGCTTAATGGGTGATACTGGTGTCCAAGGCTTAATGGGTGATACTGGTGTCCAAGGCTTAATGGGTGATACTGGCGTACAAGGCTTAATGGGTGATACTGGCGTACAAGGCTTAATGGGTGATACTGGTGTTCAAGGTATTCAAGGTGATACTGGTGTACAAGGCTTAATGGGTGATACTGGTGTTCAAGGCTTAATGGGTGATACTGGTGTCCAAGGCTTAATGGGTGATACTGGTGTCCAAGGCTTAATGGGTGATACTGGTGTCCAAGGCTTAATGGGTGATACTGGTGTCCAAGGCTTAATGGGTGATACTGGCGTACAAGGCTTAATGGGTGATACTGGTGTCCAAGGCTTAATGGGTGATACTGGTGTTCAAGGTATTCAAGGTGATACTGGTGTACAAGGCTTAATGGGTGATACTGGTGTCCAAGGCTTAATGGGTGATA